CGAGCCGCCTCGTCGAGGCGCTGCTCCATCGCGAGCGACGCATCGACCGCGCGGTCCTCACGTCGCGCAGCCTCGTTCCAACGCACGAAGAAGTCGAGTTGGGCCCGAGGGTTGGCATGACCGCCATGGCATCGCTCGCTCCCGCGGAGGCCGCCCCAAGTGGGGCGACCTCCGGGCCCGATGGAGACGGTGGGAATCGAACCCACGCGCCATTCCCGGCAGACGCAGCAGCCCGGAAAACCCCCAGATGCAGGCACTTCACGCCAGCCACGCACACACCGTGCGCCCTTGACAACGGGCTCGCGCTGTGCAACGCTCCGCTGGAACCAGCTAGCCCCGCCGCGTCACACCAAACACCCCGATCTAGGGGCCTGACGCAGCCAAACGGCCAGCAAACACGGGCGAAACCCCGGGGTGGCGTCAAGCGTCACCGCTTTTTGAAAACAGGGTCTATGCGCAATGTTCTCGGCACTGACGCCGCACCCCGCCAACCCCGCGGAACCACAGAACGCGGCCGTCAAAAACGCCCTCGTGTTAAGGACAAATCGTCTACCACTTCCAACGCTGAAACGAAGCTGACGCTGACACGAAATCCCCCTTAACACGAGGGAGATAATTGCGCCCGCAACCACCGTGTTATCGATAGGAGCCGAAAACAACGTGATCCTCCCCGCCCGCCAAGCCCGTCAAACCGCCGCCGGAAGCAAAACCCAACACCGCCTCCCCGTGGAACCCGCCGGCTGCCGATACCGCCCCGGCCACTTCTACGCCATCCAGCTCTACCAAGACGGCCGCCTCCACAACATCGGCCGCACCCTCATCGCCGCAGTCCACACCAGCAAACTCGGCGACCTCACCCACCAACAAGCCCGCGCCGAAGGCTTCAAAACCACCAGCGACTTCGCAGCCGCCTGGGAAGCCCGCTACGGCACCCACAACCCAGACCAAGCCGTCCACGTCCTACACCTCGCCCAAACCACCGACGAACCCAGATACCTCGTCGCCCAATCAGGCCGCGGCGACTACACCACCAACCCCGCACTCGCCATGACCGGTGAGCTCGAACCCATCCCCCAAGCCGCCCAAAACGAGATCAGCCGCCAAGCCAACGACCGCTACAACGCCAGCCACGCCGAACAACTCCGCCGCCGCCACGCCCGAAACATGGCCCGCAAAATCCAAATCGCCCTCGAAGCCGGCATCGACCTAACCACCGAACTCGACGCCATAACCCGCAAAACATCGGCAAACGCCTAACCATCATGTATGCTCCCCAACGTGGTCGCCCCCCGCAGACGCGGGGAAAGGCACGAGAGGCCTGCCAAACCAACCGACCCCAGAAACGCCAGCAACCCATCAGCACCTGCCAATACCGTGCGGCAGAACCCGAAGATCGCCCGCGTCGATCGTGGGTCTCAGATCGGCTCCCGTGCGCGGTCCTCACGCTCGGGTTTTGCCATGTGTGTGGCGAGCCGTACGCCTGGTGCGGGTGCGTCGGTCGAGTCGGCCGCGGGCAACGTTTGCTGCATAATTGTAATTATGCCGCAAATCTCCTGATGCGAAATGCCTGCAAAACGGCACAATCCGCGTTAGGCACTCCCCTGCCAGCCACGCAAACGTACGTATCCGCGCGGTTCTGCCCACATACAGCACGCAACCAAGCCCGGTCAGCCGGTCGACCAAACGACTCGCCATCGCCAGCCGCGACGACAGACCAACGCGCAAAGGCAAAGACAGGCGGGGGTAGGGGTTGATTTCGATCCGCGAAGTTTCTGAGTCCCGCCCGGTGGTCTCCTAGGTCGGGGGTGCCTTTCGCGGGCGGAGTCCCTTGTTCGGGTGATTGGAGTTCCGTGGTTTGTGAGGGTTGCGGCCGGCCGGTGGTGGGGAAGCGAAGGCAGGCGAGGTTTTGTGATGTGTGCCGTCCGTCGACGGGTTCGCGGGCTCGGGGGGCGGTTCGGGTGCGGTCGGGGGAGAAGGCGGCGGAGGTGGAGCGGGCTCTTGTGGCTCGGGTGGGGCAGCGCCTGGGCGTTGATGGTGGGGCGCTTGCGCGGCTGAGTGTTGATCAGCGTGCGGTGGTGTTGGGCGAGTTGCGTGAGGTGGAGCGCGCGTTCAGGGCGAATCCGCTGCTTGGGTATAGGCCGCATGTTCCGCAGCGGCATTTCCATGGCGCGATCGGCCTGGACCTGAGGGCGTTTTTTGGGGGGAACCGGTCGGGGAAGACGACGGCTTCGATTGTTGATTCGCTGGTTCAGACCGTTGATGTGGATCTGCTGCCGGATCATTTGCTGGGGTTCAAGCGGTTCCATCCCCCGTTTTATTGCCGGGTGGTGACCCCGGATTTGTCGAACACGCTTGAGGGCGTGGTGTTGCAGAAGATTCGGGAGTGGTGTCCGCCGGGGCAGTTGCGCGGCGGTAACTTCGAGAAGGCGTACGACAAGGTTCTGCGGGTCCTGCATTTTCGTAATGGCTCGTGGTGGCAGTTCAACTCGAATGATCAGGAGTTGAACAAGCTGGGCGGCACGGCTTTGCACCGGGTGGTGTATGACGAGGAGCCGAGGCGCGATATTCGTCGTGAGTGCCTGATGCGGCTTCTGGATTATGGGGGCGATGAGGTGTTTGCGATGACGCCTCTGATTGGGCTGTCGACGTTCACGTTTGACGAGATCTATGAGCCGTGGGAGCAGGGCCGCGCACCGGAGGGCTCGGTGACGGTTGCGGATATGGAGGACAATCCGCATCTGCCGGCGGGCGAGATTGAGCGTGTCCTTGCGGGGTGTTCGGCGGAGGAGCGGATGGCTCGGAAGTCGGGCCGGTTCGTGGCGTTCGAGGGCTTGATTTACAAGGAGTTCGATGATGGGACGCCGGCTGTGCCGGGGCGGCATGTGGTGCCGGCGTTTCGGTCGCTGCCGGCGGGTGAGGTCTTTGTGGGGATTGATCCGGGGATCCGTCACATGTGTGCGGTGGTGTGGTGCCACATCAGTCCGGAGGATCGTTTGACGGTGTTTGATGAGTTGGCGGATGGCGGGCAGACGATTGGGGCGGTGTGCCGGCGGATTCATGAGCGGAACGCGCGGTGGGGGGTGACGCCGCGCTGGTATGTGATTGATCCGGCGTCGCGCAACAAGAATCATCAGACGGGTCGCTCGGATGCGCAGGAGTTCGCTGATCATGGCGTGGTGTGTATTCCGGGCCAGAATTCGGTTACGGCGGGGATTAACCGGGTGAAGGAGCGTTTGCAGCGTGAGCCGGCGGCGTTGGTGGTGTCGGCGGGTTGCCGGGAGACGCGGAAGGAGTTCACGCGGTATCGGTGGTCGAAGCCGAAGCGTGGGGAGGCGGATGCTCGGGAGTCGCCGGTGAAGGCGGCCGACCATCTTTTGGATGCGTTGCGGTACGTGGTGATGAGCCGGCCGCTTGCGCCGGCTCATGGTGGGCGCGGCGAGAACTTGACGTTGAAGGACCGCCTGGTGCGGGACATGTTGTCGAAGCAGGGTCTTGGGCGACCGGTTGGGCATGCGTCGGGCCCCGGAATTTTTCAGTGAGAGGAGCCGCATGGCTGTGAGGATTGCTTCACCGAATCCGGTGTGTTGCGCGGCTTGTTATGCGCAGGGGTCGGGCCGCCACGTTGATTTTGAGGCGGCGACGGATGGCCCGATCGTCGTTGATGAGGGCGGCGTTGCGCGGACGTGGGCTGGCGGGACGGTCTCGGTCGACGAGATTATTCTGTGTGAGGCGTGTGTGCGTGCGGCGGCGGAGCTTTTGGCGATCGAGCCGACGGTGATGGAGGCGCAGGCGCAGGAGCTGCGCGACATGGCCGCGCAGGTCGAGTTGTGGCGTGGCCGGGCGGCGGCGTTGCGGGCGGCGGCGGCGGCGTGGGGCGAGGACCTGGATGGGAAGGCGAAGGCGGCGCCGCGGAAGGCGCCGGTGATGCATGGGCCGATTGTGCGTGCGGCGGCGGTTGCCCGGGTGCGCGGCGGGGAGACGATGGTGGCTGTGGCGCGAGAGCTGCACGTGTCGCCGGTGACGGTCGCGAACTGGGTCGCGGCGGCCAGCGACCAGTCCGGCGCCGCGGGCCCGGGGGACGCGTCCCACGTCGACGCAGACGTCCCGGGTGTCGCCGACGAGGAGCTGGCGCATGCCTAAGACGCCGTCGGGTGGTTTCAACAGGTTCACATCGGCGGCCGATGCGCTTGGTGACCTGACGGTCGTCAACCCGGACGGGTCGACGGTTGGTGGTGGCGGGACGTCGGCGTCGCCGACGGTGGTTCGTCTTCAGGCTGCGGGGAGCGCGGTGCAGGCCGTTGTTTCGGCGGCGGGCGAGCTGATCGTGGCCGATGACGGCGTGTCCTCGACGGCGATCCCGGCTGCGACGGCCGCGAATACGGTGTTGAAGGCGACGGCGGGCCGGTTGTGCCGCGTCCTCGTGACGGCGCTCGGCACGGGCGCCGTCGTGGTGTTCGACAACTCGACGACGAATGCCGGGAAGATCATTGGTTTGGTTGCGGCGAGCGCGCCGGCCGGAACGATGGTTGACTTTTCGATGCCGGCTTCGGCGGGGATCACGGTGCAGGGCGATCCGGCGTTGCCGGCGATCACGGTGTCATGGACATGATCGTCGTGGCGCTCGCGGAACTTGTCGTGATCGTTGTGCTCGCCGCGGTCGTGTACGCGGTCGAGAAGTCGAACGGGTTGGAGCGCGGCGATCGGGCGCGGGCGCATGACGCGACGGTCCAGGTGCTGTTGGAGCGTATTCAGCGCCCGGACCGCCCGATGCCGGTGCCGGGGGCGCCCGAGATGCGGTTGCCGGAGCCGGAGCCCGACGAGCTGGAGCTCGTTGGGACGATCGCCTACCTGGGGGATTCGAATGGGTGACACCGCGAACTTGATGTTGGGGTCGACGCGGCCGCTTCAGGTTCTGTCGGCGCCGGGGTCGACGACGGTCATCACGGTGCAGTCAGGCGATACCGTGTTTTACGGTCAGACGTCGGCGGTCAGTGCGGCGAATGCTGATGGGAGCTTGACGGCGGGGCAGTCGTTGACGGTGACGGGGCAGGAGTGGGTTATTTCGGCGTCGCTGTCGGCGATCAATTTGGCGGGGGCGAGCGGCGGCTCGATGATTCCCGAGCTCGTGTTGATCGAGCGCGCCGGCGGCATGGCGGTCGGCACGCCGGCCAGCACGAGGCTTTTGGTTCCGAGTCAGGTGACGTCGGGATCGGCCAATGCGGCGTCGATCGCGAGCGGGGAGGCGGTATTCGCGTTCAACCCGGCGGACTATGCGCGGTCCGACAAGACGCTGCAAGTGTCGCTTGCGGGCAGCGTGTGGGTCGCGGACGCCGATCCGGCGCAGTTCAGTCTGTCGCTGTACCCGGTGGCGACGTTCAATGCTACGGGTTCCCTTGTGCTTGGTGCGGTTGCGTTGACGGTGGTTGCGCATGCGGCAGGGGGGGGGGCTCGGCCAGAGCGCGGTGCGCAGCCCACTGGTTGCGGCGCCCGTCGCCGGCAACTACGTGCTGGCGTGCGACGTCGCGGTCGCAACGACGACGGCGATCGCTGTGTGCGAAGCACGGTTGGAGCTTCACTATGCGTGACGGCCTGAGGGGCTGATGCCGAAGGATTCGACAGTCCGCGATCTCGACCAGCTGCACGGCCAAGCTAAGTCCGCGAGGTCACGCCTCGAGCCGGTGTGGCTGATGAACCTCGCGTACTACGTTGGGGATCAGTGGCTTGCGTGGGATGGGCGCCAGCTCTACTCCCCGGCGCTGCGCCGTAGCAGGATCACGATCGTCGATAACCGCATTCAGCCGGTCGTCCGGACTGAGGTTGCGAAGATGACGAAGAACCGGCCGGTCTGGGTCGTGACGCCCAGGACGGCTGATGATGCTGATGGCGCGGCCGCCCAGATGGGCGGCCAGATCATGCAGTTCATGTGGGCACATCTCGGGATGGGTGCGAAGGTCACGAAGGCGCTGCTGTGGTCCAGGATCTGCGGTGCCGGGTTCCTGAAGACGTTCTGGGACCCGACCCTTGGTGACGGGGTGCAGGTACTCGTCGGGCCGGACAACAACCCGATCCAGGACGCCGCTGGCCGGCCGATGCAGGCGGCGGGCATGGACACGGCGGCGTTGTCGGCGCAGATGGGTGCGCAGATCACGGCCAAGCAGGTCAACCAGGGTGATGTTGCGTTGGAGGTCCGGTCACCGTTTCAAATGTTCTGCGATCCGATTGCCGACATTTTCACGGACTGCGAATGGGTGATCGAGGAGAGCATCAAAAGCACTGAGCATGTGCTGCGCCAGTACGGCGTCGAGCTCCCCGCGGACACCGCGGCGAACCCGGGGATCGTGGAGTCCCGGATGGCGGGTGGCGCACAGACCGGGTCGGGCGGCTACAAGGGTGTCAGGGTCCGCGAGTACTGGGCTGGGAGGAGCTCCGCGAATCCGGCGGGGAAGCGGATGGTGTGGGCGGGCCAGAAAATCCTGTTGGAGGATGATCACCCGTTCGACACGCTTCCGTACGTGATGCTGAAGGGCATCGAGGTTCCGGGCCGCTTGTGGCCCGGGTCGATTGTGGAGCAGCTGCGGGGGCCGCAGACGGAGCTGAACAAGGTGAAGTCGCAGATTGCGGAGAACCGCAACCGTGTTGGGAATCCGACGATCGCGGCGGCGAAGCAGTCGGTGCAGGATCCAGACAAGTTTCAGGATTCGATGACGATGCCGGGCGGCGTCTATTTCTACGACGACACCGGCACTCCGAACGCCGTCCCGGTGTTCATGCAGGCACCGCAGCTGCCGGCGTATGTTCTTCAGGAGATCGACCGTATCGAGACGTCGATTCAGGAGATCGCCGGGCAGCACGAGGTCACCAGCGCGAACGTTCCGCCTGGTGTGACCGCGGCGTCCGCGATCAGTCTTTTGATGGACGCGGACGACACGAGGCTGGGGCCTGCGGTCACCGATTTTGAGACGGAGCTCGGCGAGCTCGGCCGCAAGGTCCTCACTCTTGTTGCCGACGGGTACACCGATACGAGGGCGATTCGGCTGGCTGGTGAGAACGATGCGTGGGAGATCTTCGATTTCAAGGGCGCGATGCTGTCGGGAAACACGCATGTGGAGGTGCAGGCCGGCAGCGCGTTTCCGCAGAACAAGGCCGAGAAGCAGGCCGCGATGCAGGACCTTCTCACGTTCTTCGTGCAGTCCGGGAACGCGCCGCATGGGCGGCAGCTCGCCCAGTTCCTGCGTGACTGGGGTGTCGGTGGCGCCGATCGGCTGCTCGAGGACTTCAGTCGTGACGAGACGCAGGTCAACCGTGAGAACCAGCGCCTCGGAATGGGGACGCCGGTCCCGATCAACGAGTTCGACAACGACCAGGCGCACCTCGACGGTCACGAGGATTTTCAGAAAACGATGCGCTACGAGACGCTGCCCTCACAAGCGCAGGCCGCGTTCGTCGCGCATGTTGCGGCGCACCGCGCACGCCTCGCCAATCAGCAGGCCGCGTTCACCCAGCTTCAGCAGCCCGGCGCCGGCGGCGCGCCGGCACCACCCGGGCCCGCCGGGCCGCCGCCTTCCCCGACGCAAGGAGCCTGACATGGCTGATGACCCGCAGCTCGAGCCCGACCCGTCCGCGCCGAGCCTCCCCACCGACCCGGTGGCCGATCCGCCGGCCGCCGATCCGGAGCCGGCCGCCGCGCTCGAGCCCGACCCGCCCGCAGCGGCAGACGCCCCCGGCGCGCCGGCGCCGGTGAAGGTTGAGGGCCGCAACCGTCGTAGCGACGACGACGCCCTCGAGGGCGGCTGGGCCGACGTCGTGTCTGGCGACTTCGCGGGCCGCCACGGCGTTTTCGATTACGTCGTGACGTACAGCCCTGACGACGGGTACCCGGCGACGGTGGCGCTGCTGACGCGTGACGAGATGAACGAGCACTTGATCGTCTCGTACTCCGATCTGCGGCCAAGTACGGCGGGTAAGCGGTAGCCGTGGCCGGCGTGTGGTGTCGGCGACGACCGGGACGCGTCCCGGCGAGCTCGAGGCGATCGGGACGGTACGCGTGTCGCGGCAGCTGCTTGACGCGATCACGGGGTTTCGCACCGCGTACGAGGCGGACCCGAAGTTCAAGACGGTTCTCGCGGGTCTCGACCAGGCGGAGCAGCAGATCGAAACGCTCGTGCCCGGCGCCGCTGACCGGGCACCGGATGCGGCGGACGGGCCGGTGAGGTCGCTGCCGGCCGCGGCGGCCAAGGCGAGGGCGCTCTTGAAGGACCGCAGGACGCAGCAGCAGGGGGCCGCCGACTCCGGCGCAACCCCATAACCAGCCGGACGCCGCCAGGGCAAGCCACAGCCACAGTGGGCCAGGGGCACCGTACAGCGGCAGGAGAGACCACATGGAACCCGAAGACGACGCACCAGTAGGAGCACCCGCCGCGCCGGCGGAGAACGCCGCGCCGTACGCCGAGTACTTGGAGCGGCTGCCGGAGGAGGTTCGCGGCCAGGTCGAGCCCGTGTTCAAGGAGTGGGACGGCAACGTTACGAAGCGTTTTCAGGAGAACGCGGCGGCGACCGCCCGATGGAAGCCGTACGAGGATCTGGGTGTGCACGAGATCCCCGTCGCGGAGATGGAGTGGCTCACGAACTTCCGGGCCGCGCAGGCCAACCCGCAGGCGATTGCCGCCTGGTTTGAGGAGTACGCCAAGGCGAACGGTCTCACGCCGGCGGAGGAGCAGCAGATCACGGGCGACCCCGAGATCGCGGCCCTGATCCAGGCCGAGCTCGAGCGGGCGCTCGGCCCGGTCTCACAGCAGCTCGGTGAGCTGTCGGGGTGGCGGGCGCAGCAGGAGGAGCAGGTCCGGTTGCAGGCCGCGACGACCCACATCGAGGGGCAGCTCGCGAGCTTGAAGGAGAAGCACGGCGACTTTCCGCGCGAGATCGTGGAGAAGTTCATTCCGCAGTACATGAACGATCCGGAGCATGCGGTCGAGCGGGCGCACGCCGACTATCTGGCGCTGGTGGGCCAGATCGAGAAGCAGACACTGACCCAGAAGCTTGGGCAGGCACCGGGCGCCGAGTCGGGTGGCGCGGCCGCGACGGCACCCGAGCCGATCAAGACACTCGAGCAGGCATCAAGGATCGCGCTGGAGAGGCTGCGCCACGCAAACGCCGCCTAACGGGTAGCACCAGCAAGTCACACTGCCACATACCTTCGCCAGGGGCGGACGGGCTACAGCGCGAGCAAGGCGCCAGGGGCCCAGCTACAGCGAGCAGGTGAATGGCTCAGCAGCAAGTCGAGTCGCAGCACACATCTGTTTGCCGTAGCAACCACCCCTAGTTAGGAAGGATGTGGCTCACATGGCCACCCAGACCCTCACGACGTTCGACGCGATCATGAAGGACGTGTATCGCGGCACGATCGTCGAGCTCCTGAATCAGGAGACGTACCTGATCGACATGCTGGAGAAGACGAACGCGAACGACCTGGGTGTGTTCACTGGGCGGCGCCTCATCTTCCCGGTGCACGTCAGTCGCAACCGCGGCCGCTCCGCTCTGACCGACGGCAGCCAGCTGCCGGGCGCCGGCCGGCAGGGGTTCCTCGATGGGATTGTGCTGATCAAGTACTTCAGTGAGGCCGTCGAGCTGACCGACATGGTCATTCAGCAGTCACAGTCGGATGAGGGCGCGTTCACGCGGTCGATGTCGACCGAGATGGACGGCGCCTCAAATGATCTGCGCAAGGACATCAGCCGCATGACGTACGGCACCGGTGACGGCGTGCTGGCGAACATCTCGGCGCCGGCGACGAGCGCGACCCAGACCGTCGACTCGGGGCAGTACATCGCGGTGGGTGACACCGTCGACGTCCTGACGAAGTCGACGGGCGCGGTGAAGGGCACCGCGCTGACGGTGATCTCCGTCACGTTCACCGGTACGAAGGACACGGCGACGCAGGCGAACGCGACGATCGTTCTGTCCGGGTCGGTCACGACGACGGCCCTCGATTCGATCTACGTGTCGGGTGACCGCGTCAACGAGTCCGACGGTCTGCGCAACATCTGCAACACGGGGCGGGTGCTGCACTCGATCGACTCGACGGCCAACCCGATCTGGGACTCGAACGTCATCAACGCAGCGAACAGCACCGCCGGCGAGGACCTGTACATGCAGCTCGCGCAGCGCATCCGCCAGCGGTCCGGAAAGGACCCCGATGTCGTCCTGACGACGCTGGGCGCGCAGCGCCGGCTGGCGAACACGTACAGCTCGCAGAAGCGGTGGAACGACGCGGCGGCCGTCAAGATCGACGGCGGGTACAGCGCGATCATGGTGTCGTCGGGCAACAACCCGATGCCCGTCCTGTCGGACGTCGACGCGCCGATCGGCTGCGCGTTCGAGCTGAACAAGGGTTCGTTCGCGTGGGCGGAGCTCGCGAAGCCCGACTGGCTGAAGGCCCCGGACGGCAATGGGTCGGTGTGGTACCTGAAGGATGGGGCGTCGCTCGGCACGAAGAGCACGGTCTGGCAGGCGTTCATGACGTGGTACGCGACGCTGGTGAACGTCGCGCCGCTGCGTAACGGGCAGATCACGAACATCAACGACGACCTGCCGGTCGCCCGGATCTAGTCGTCGCGTAGGCCTCGAGCACCGGGCCCCCAACGCGGGGACTCGGTGCTCCTCTTCTTCTCAGGAAAGGAGCCGAGTGTGGCTCTCACGATCGCAGCACCCAAGCGGTACAGCGTCGGCGACCGGTGGCAGACGGTGACGCAGGTCACGCTCGACAACTCCTACCCGACCGGTGGGTACGCGTTGACGGGGCAGCAGCTCGGCCTGCCGAGCGGCCTGACGGACTGGATCGACTCATCGGACAGCCCGAACGGCGGGTACGTACTGGCGTACAACCTGGGCACCGGCAAGCTCCAGGTGTTCCAGGGCGCGGCGGCGGTGTCGCTGCCCGGGGCGGAGGTCCCGGCCGCAACGAACCTCGCGGCGGTCACGACTACGGTCGTGTGCACCGGCAAATAGGAATGGACGTTCAGCCGGCGCACATCAATCAGGTCATCTCCAGCAGGGGCGGCGGCCTCGTCGAGATCTCCGCCGACGTCGGTCACGTCGCCGACGACCTGCGCCGGATCGACCCGACACTCCGTGTCCGGTTCGCACCGGACGCCCGGGAGCCGTTCTTCGCGGTGTATTGCCAGCCCGATGAGCGGTCGACGTATCTCGTCCTCACGGTCGCCGCGACACAGAACCGGTCGGGGACGTGGGAGGGCCTGGATCAGCGCGTCGTGCGCGAGTTCGAGCGGATCGGCGCGGACGGCTACGACTACGCCGGTGAGGTCGAGCGGCAGAACCGGGCGGCCGCGAAGGCGAAGGCGGACCGCATCAGCGTCGCCCTGGAGCGCGCCGGCGCTGACGGGTGGGCGCTGCTGAACAAGCTGCGGGGCCGCAACTGCGGCTTCATGAGTGTGCCGGGTGCGGTGCCTCCCACGGTGTGAGCGCCTCACGCTGGGGCGCTCGGATCTCGCGGGGTTCGATCTGCTGGTGTGCGCGGTCTGTGGCCGGCCGATCAAGGTCCTTCCGATCGGGGCTCCGCGCCCACCCGCTGTCGGGGTGCGGCGCGGTGATTTGCAGCGGGCGCAGCGCGCAGCGCGACGAAAGGCGGCAGCACAGTGAATCTCCTTGAGATGCGGACAGAGGTTCTTGCGACCGGGTTTGACCCGAACGCGTACGGCGCCCGGATCGATACGTACATCAACAACGCGTTGGGGTCCGTTGCTCGCGACATGGACTACTTCGGGGCGGAGGCGACCGAGACGATCACCACGCTCAGCGGCACTGCCGTGTACCCGTGGCCCGTTGATCTTGCCCGGATCCGCTCAATTTTCAATGCGGTCACGAACCTTGAGCTGACGCGCGTCGCTCTGAGTGACATTGACCGCAGCCAGCAGGTCGCGGGCACCCCCGCGTTCTTCGCGACGGACAGCACCAATTTCCGGTTCTACCCTACGCCCGACGCATCGGCGTACACGCTGACGCTGCGGTACTGGCGGATGCCGGCCGTGCTCGTCAACGACACCGACGTCCCAGCACTTCCGGTCGACTACCACGACATGCTGATCACGTACGCGCTGTGGAAGTGCTACGAGCGCGACGACGACACCGATACCGCGGCATACCATGAGAAGCAATACAAGGAGCAGTTCGCGGAGATGCAAACCGACCTGAAGTTCCCGTCAAGCGATCAGCCCCGGCAGGTGCGCGGCATGTGGGACTCGGAGCCGCAGCTCGGTGGCCCTGGCTGGTCGCAGTTCGGGGGCTTCTGATGCCGGCGGCGGCTCTCCCGTTCGGGTACACCGACTTTAGTGGCGGCGTCAACACCAAGGACGCCACGTACCTGCTGACGGACAATCAGGCGCGGGATATGCTGAATGTGCAGTCGACGCGGACCGGCGCGATTGTGAAGCGCAATGGCCTTGTCACGTTCTCGACGCCGCCGGATGCCCTGACGAGCCTGTTTGCGTTTGAGGCGGGCGGCCCGTTTTTGATTGGTGCCGGCGGTACGAGCCTGTACAGCATCGGGACCGGCGGCGCGGTCACGCTACGAAAAGGGGGTCTGACGAACAATGCCAGGTGGTGCTGGGCTCAGCAGCCGCAGGTCGCGGGCCAGGGCCCGCTGTATGGGATGAACGGTGTCGACACGCCGCAGCAATGGGATGGCATCGGCGCCTCTATGTCTGCATGGACGGCAGTCACCGGCGTAGTCCCGAATGGCACGATCTGTTTCGTCCATAACAACTCGGTGTTCGTGGCCGGCGTCCCAGCGTTTCCGTCCCGCTTGTTCTGGTCGGAGCCCGGGGATCCGACGAACTGGCCTGTCGCGAACGTCGTCGACCTCGATCCGATGGATGGCGACGTCATCACCGGCCTGGGGCCGGTCGGCCCGTACTTGCTGGTTGGTAAGAATCACAAGCTGTTCGTCGTGACGAACTCAGACACCGGCGCGAACCGTCGCCTGTCGGACACCGTCGGTATCGCCGCTCACCGCTCTATTGCGGCGGGCCCGCTCGGCACGTACTTCCTATCCGACGAGCGCGGCGTGTACATGACGAACGGATCGACGTTGACCGTCCTCTCGGACCTCATTCAGCCGACGATCGATGCCATTGTCGCGGCCGAGAAGAAGTTCGCGTGCGGTGCCTTCTACCAGGGCCACTACTACCTCGCCGTTTGCGACAACGGGACCGCGAACAACAAGACGCTCGATTGGGACTCGACCCTGGGCTCGTGGTGGCTTCAGTCGGTGTCGAGTAACGAGTTTGCGCTATGGCACCCGTCGCCGGCCGGGCAGCTGTTCAGCGCCAAGGCGACGGCGGCGATCGTCGATGAGTGCTTCGCCCCCGGCGTGTTCACCGACAACGGGCAGCCGATCACGTGGGTTTGGCGCGGCCCTTGGCAGTCACCGTCGTTCTATCGGCGACGCCGGTTTCCCACGCCGTATTTTCGCAAGCGGCTGCGGCAGATGCGCGTTCAGGGTCACGGAAGTGTCGATATCTCGATCGCCAGAGACTTCGCGCTCGCCGAGACGTTGTACCAGGCCGCGGTGTTTGCCATCACGCATACCGTGTTCGGAGGGTCAGACTCTTTCGGTGGTGGCGGCGTCTACGGCGATACGGCGATTCTTCAGGAAGCGCGCCTGTACTCGTTTGGAGTGGCGTACGCGTTCAGCGTCGTGTTCGGTGGCGTGAGCACAACGGATGACGCGATCGAGACGTACGTACTGATGCTCATTGATCGAACAGATGGGCAGGTGGGCTGATGGGCACAGTGACGTACGCAATCCCCACTGTGGGGCAGCCGAACTCCACTGAGGATCCGAAGGTCGCGACCGCGCTGACGCAGATCGCAAACACCCTGAACGGAAATATCGATGGGAGCAACATCGCCGCCGCACTGGGGGCCCTGATGTTCAATCCGGGTGATCTGAAAGTCACCGCGGGCACGGCGACGCCGGGCGGCTTCCTGCCGTGCGACGGTAGCGCCGTGAGTCGAACGACGTTCGGGGCGCTGTTCGCCGCGATCGGCGTGGCCTGGGGCTCCGGTGACGGAGCGACGACATTCAATCTGCCTGACTATCGCGGCAAGACGATCGTCGGCGCCGGCGCGGGCGCCGGCCTCACAGTCAGAACGGTCGGTCAGACGCTTGGGGAGGAGAGCCATGTGCTGAGCACCGTCGAGTTGGCGCCACACAATCACGGCGTGAACGATCCCGGGCACGAGCATGGCTTTTCTGGCGCCACCCTGTTGGAGGCAGGTAGCAGCGGGGCGGCCGCACTGGCATCCGGGCCGGTCCTGCTGGGCGGCCTCACACAGACGGCTGGTGCGGCAACGGGAATATCCACGCAGAACGCCGGCAGCGGCACCGGTCACAACAACATGCAGCCGTCGGCAGTCGCAAGCGTTTTCATAAAAACGTGAGCGTCCTGCGGTTTTCGGCGCTGCCGGTCCAGAACTTTGAGGACTGCACCCTCAACTTCGACCAGATCGCCGGCAGCGCACTTGCCGCGTTTCTCGTCGGCGTCGGTGTGCCACCTGTGACGCTCGGTGTGGATGGCCAGATCTACTTTCGTCTCGACGGATCGCCGGGCGCCGTCATCTATCAGCGGCGCGCCGGCGCATGGGTGGCTACCGCAGCATGAGGGAGGTGGCGCGATGAGCGCACCAGTCGCGGGACAGGTCGCGGTGACGGCGGCCGCTCAGGTCCTGTCAAGCACCGTGGGGGCCGTCGCAGCGTTCACGGTCAAGGCGCCGCTCACGAACGTCAACCCCGTGTTCATGGGCCCGGCGAGCGTGACGCTGGCCAGCGGTTATCAGCTCGACCCCGGGGACGTGTTCGAGTATGAGCGGCGCAACCAGATCGGCGGCCCCTCATATGAGATGACACCGGGCGACATCTTTGTTGTGGGCACGGCCGGGGACAAGGTCACATGGCTGGCTTCACCCTAAAGCCGGGGATCACTGAGGAACGATCTCTAGCGCAGCTCCTGAGAAACCCGGTCATCTTGACGGGCCTTCAGGCGACCGCGCCGTCCGGTGACACGAGCGGCGCGACCGATACGCCGCGTCTCCAGGTCGCCGCGGCGCTCGGCCTCGAGCTCGTGCTCGGGCAGGGCACGTACTGGGTCAACGCCACAGTGCAGCTCGTTGGGCCGAGCTTGCGTGGCGCGAAGGGTGGCACGACGCTGAAGCAGGCCGCGGGAACGAACCTCGCGGGCGGGGTCCTGTCTGCGGCAGGGTCCAATCAGTCGATTCGCGATCTCACGATCGACGGTAACAAGGCCAACGTCACCGGCGGCGCCGGCATCATCGCTACCGCGGCGGCGGGTCTCAGTGTCCTGAATTGCCGCGTCGTCAACACCTATGGTCGCAGCGTTGATTTGAACGCGACGACCGACGCGACGGTCAGCAACTGCGAGATCGTGAACCCGGGCCACGACAACACCACGGAGGGCATCCGGGCGCTGAACGCGACACGCACCCGCATCCTCGGCAACCGCGTGAACGGGCCGGCCGGCAACGGCATCGCTGTCGGTGGCAGCGGGACGGCCGGCAGCGGCTCAACGATCGCAACGATTGCGAACAACATCGTCGACAGCGGCGGCTTCATCGGCATCGCGACCGGCGGCAGCTCCGGTGTCACGGTGACCGGCAACGTGATCAGCAACTGCCCGAACAGCAACGCGATCGACACCGGCAACTCGCAGCACGTCACCGTCACCGGCAACCGGTGCACCGGCTCGGGGATCTGCTCCGACGGCTCCAGCGCCCCCGGGACGGCGCTCGACCAGGTGTACGTTGGCAACACGATCGACGCCGGCAACGGCGACGGCATCCTCCTCATCTTCGTCGACGGCTTCACCGTCTCAGGCAACATCAGCGATCGCCACCACACGTCGGGCATCGCGTTGCAGGGTTGCACCAACGGGCAGATCGTTGGCAACGTCTGCAAGAACGGGCAGACCGCGTTCGGCATCCAGTTGTCAGGAACGAACAGTCACCTGACTATCGCGTTCAACCGCTGCTACGACAACCAGACCACCAAGACCCAGGCGTTCGGGATCGTGACCGCCGCGACCGACAGCCTGCTGCGCATCATCGGCAACGACCTCGTGGGCAACCTGAGCTCCGGGTTCATCAACAACGCAACCAGCGTCTACACCAGCGGTAACGCCGGCTACAACCCCGTCGGATTTGTCAGCCCGCAACCCGCGATGCCGGCGAGCGGCACCGTCGTGACGAACACGACGACGAGCGACGTGACTGTCCACATCGCGGGCGGCACCGGTGTTGGTGTCGCGATCGCCGGTGTCGCAACGGGCCTGACCAGCGGATCGTTCCGGATCCCGGCCGGCCAGTCGATCACGCCGTTCTACGCTACCGCCCCAACATGGACCTGGTTCGGTGATTGAGCGATGGCATTCGGCGTAGCGACAGTCAAGGCCGCAGCGAAGTTCCCGGCCGCAAAGCCCGGCTTCAAACCCGGCACCACGCAGATCGTGAACGGTGAGAGCGCCCCGATCGTTCTCGGGCCCGGCACCCCGACCGCGGTCGGGCAGCCGCAGAAAGCGCCGGCCGTCGCCGCGGCGGTCAACGTGAACGCGTCCCCCGCGGCCGCCGCACCGGCATCCCCGCCGGCGGATGGGACGCTTGACGCGACCGCGCTCGGCCAGATCGCGAACAACCAGTTCGCGACGAACCAGAAGATCGCGGGCCTCAACCAGACCGGCGCGTACGCCACCACCGACCTTCAGAAAGCGTTGCAGGCGATCACGCAGCAGGCACCGCTCGACAACGAGAAGGCGCTCGAGTCTTTCAACCAGGCGGGCCTGCTGTACAGCGGGCATCTGGGGCAGGCGCTCGGCCAGCTCGGCCAGTCCGCCGCGGACCGCTCCGCGGCGTTGCAGACGACGTTCGCGCGCGACCAGGCCAGCCGCCAATCCCAGATCAGTGACCTTGGCCAGGCCGAGCAGATCTACGATCAAAACGCGTCGGCCGCCTCAGCTGCCCGGCGGGCGGCGCTCGCTGCGGCCGACACGTCGCTTGGGACCGCTCTCCCAGCCCCTACCGTGGCGGCGTCCCCGACGCAGGCCCTCGCGCAGGCGATCGCCGCCACACCGTCAACGACGCAGATCGTGAACGGTGAGAGCGCCCCGATCGTTCTCGGGCCCGGCACCCCGACCGCGGTCGGTGGCCTGGGGTCGGGGCAGAACATTCTCGCGCCGTCGAATCCGGTGGTGCAGACGATCGCTGACCCGGCGAAGGGCGGCGTGATCCACGTCCACGCCGACGGTTCGCGGGTGTTCGTGAAGGGAGGCAAGGCATGAGTACAGCAGCCACCGCGGCCAAGCCGGCCGCCGCGAAGGCACCGGCGAAGGTTGCCGCACCGAAGGCAACGTATTCGGCGACGACACCGCAGAGCGACCAGCAGCTCCAAGCCAGCGCGCACGACATCGCCGACACCCAGGTCAACGGTGGCCTCCAGTCACTGGCGCAGGTCATCGCGCAAAACAACGCGCAGGCCGCCGCCGCGCAAGCCCAGACGGCGAACCTCTACCAGGGCCTTGGCCAGAACGTCAACGCGTCGAATCAGCAGATCGGGCAGATCGGGTCGGGCCTGAACACGACGCTCGCCGGCATCGGCGACCAGACGCAGAGCACCCTTGGGGCGGCGTACCAGCCGTCGGCGAAGCTGACGGCCCTCGACTCGCAGGGCCTCGGTGGCGGCGGCGTGCAGGCGCTGGCGCAGGCGTTGGCGAACGCAAAGGGCGGCGCCGCGCAGGACTCGCAGGCGTTCCGCTCCGCCGGCGCGACGCAGGGCGCGAACTACGGTCAGCTCGGCGCGAGCCAGCTCGGGACCGGTGCCCTGAAGGGCGAGGAGGCCCTGACCGCAATTCAGCGCGCCGCGCAGGGCCGCGACAACACGTCGAACACCAGCATGGTCAACCTCGAGGCAACGCGCGGCCCGCTGTATGAGCAGGCCTTGTCGAAGCTCACGACCGCCGAGTCGAACCTCGAGCTCGCGAAAGCATCCCTGGGGATCAAGGACACGACGGCGCAAACCGGCGCAACGAACGCGCAGACGGCGGCGGCGGCGCAGAAGGCGACCGCGACGCACCTCACGAACACGGACTCGCTGGCGACCCAGAAGCTTGCGGCCACGACGCAGTATCAGCAGGCGCTGCTTGGCATCCGGCAGATTGATGCGCAGCTCGCGCAGGGCAACCTGAGTGAGAAGACCCGCAACGATCTGGCGAACAACCGGATTGCGTTGCAGAAGATTCGGGCGGCCGGCGCGCCCGGGTCCGTGGCGAAGATCACGACCGGGGAGCGCAAGGCGGGGTCAACGCTCGTGTCGAACGTCAACGCTCTCGTCGGCGAATACAAGAAGGGCGGCATTCAGAACACGCATGGCGTCACGCAGACCGCGCTGACAACGGGCGGGTTCACGACCGATGAGGCGAACATCGCGCGTGACCTAGCGGTCCTCGGTCATGTCAGCCCGCAGAACCGGGCCGCGGCGTTGCGGATCGTCGGCGGGCAGGCGTCGCTGCTGCCGCCAGCGTGGGGCATCTGACGTGCCGGCGAACCTCGCCACACCGGGCGGCCTGCACGGCGGCAAGCCAGCGCCCGCAAAGCCGGCCCCCAGGGTGCCGCAAGCACCGTGGCTGACCGCGAAGGCGTCCGGACACGCCGCGCCCGGCATCGGCGTGAGTGGCACCGTGAAGGCCGCCCCGAAGGGCAAGAGCCTGGGGCTGCTGGCGAGCGCGGAGCACGCCGTCAGCAAGGCCATCAAGGGCGTGTTCGATGCGGCGTATCCGTCCCCCACGTCGGCGAGCCGCAAGGGCACCGGCCCGCTCGCCGCGGTGCAGACACCGGGGACCGCGGCGTTCGGCAGCTTGGGTGCCGACGCGAACCTCGAGGGGCAGGCCCTCGGGCAGGCCGTGTACCACGACCCCGTTGGTGTCGCGCTGCACACCGTCAGCTCCATCCCCGGCGCGCTGAGCGCGACCGTGATGGCGCCCCTGCACATCGCGGGCACCGCGATCAGTGGTCACCCGCTCGCCGCCGCGAAGGAAATCGCGGGCCTGCCCGGTGAGGCGCTCGCCCCGTACGCCGGCCTCACGCAGCCCGGTGGTGTCGCAGCCCGCGCTCAGCAGCTCGAGAAGACCGGGGCACTCCCCGACCTGTCGCTGCTTGCCGCCGGCGTCGGCGCTGGCGCGAGCGTCGCCGGGCGCGCCGCTAGCGCGATGGCCCGGGCCACCAGGTACGGTGAGGACGAGTTTCAGGTCACGAAGCTCGCGAGGGAGCGCCAGACCGTCGCCCTTCAGAAGGCGCACGCCGCGGTCGCGAAAGGCGAGCCGGACGTCACGATCCCACCAGCTGTTCCGCGGCAGCCGCTCGCGGCGCGCGCGAAGAGCCTGATTCATGAGGCGGCCGCAACGGACCGCCCGCCGCGCCGCTACAGCACCGATCAGACCGCGACGCCGCGCGTGCAGCCCGTCGGCGCTCCTAGGGTGCCGCTCGTGGCGCGGGAGCGTTCCCCGAACCTGTTTGTCAGTGCGGCGCAGACCGCTCTTGACCGGCATCGCATCGCCGCGCAGCAGGGCAGGTTGCATCGCGTCGTCGACGTCGCCTCGCGCGACCATTTGAATGCGAGCGTGCCGTATGCGTCGCAGCTCGACACGTTCACGCGCCCCGGTGAGGTTGTCGCGAACGTCCGCGGCGGCCCACTCACCGGGCGTCTCGGAACGACGGCTCGCGGTCAGGTCCATTCGGTGAACGCCGCGCAGCAGGACTCGATTCGCCTGGTGCAGGAGGAGAACCGGGCGCGGTCGGTCGCCGACGCGAAGGTCGTCGCAACAATGAACCCGGCGCAGCGTGACCTCATCACGTTCGTGCGGGAGGGCAAGATCCCGCCGCACGACCCGGTCGCCGGCCCGCAGTGGATGAACGAGCTGAGAACGCAGATCACTCAGGCCCGCACCGGCACCGGGGGCCGCAAGGATCTGACGGTCGGGCACCTCGGGAACCGCAATCTCGTCGACAACACCCGCACCCTCGCCAGGGCCCAGAAGTACATTGATGAGCATGGGGCGGGCGCCGTGTTCAACACCGACTTTGAGCGCAAGGCCGGCATGCTCGAGGGCGAGCTCGCGACGTCGCACCGTGATCCGACGCTGACGCGTGACACGCTGCTCGCGAGGCGCACCGACCCGCAGATGAACATGCTGGAGCGGTGGGCGCGCGTGCACCCGCAGCACCCGGCGGCCGGCGCGACGAGGGCGGCGATCGCGCAGGCCAACACGCTGCTCGAGCATGGCCATCAGCTGCGCGTGGCGGGCAAGGATGCGGCGGCCGACGCGAAGTTCGCGGTTGCGCACGATCTGCGCCGCCAGGTCGCCCTCAACCACGGGCTGCCGAGCGACCTGTCCTACATTCCGCATCTGTCGACGCTGGCAAAGCCGACGGCGAGCGCCGCAAAGGATTTCCGTGTCGATGCGCACGCGCCCACGGCGGCGAAGCGCAACCTGGGGAAGCTCGACGAGATCGGTCACACCGTCAGGGACCCGGAGCTGATCTCAAGGGCGAGCGCCCGGAATGTCGCGAACGAGAAGACGGTGCAGTTCGTTCGTGGCGTCGAGAAGATGCATGGTGTCGGCCCCGACAAGATGACGGCTCGCCAGGCAATCGAGTACGCCGAGCAGCATCACTTGAAGGTCAACCCAGATCAGGATGGGCCAGCGCACTTCGCGGTGATGAGCCTCGGCAAGTTTGAGCGTGACCTCGGTGACCGGGAGCAGATCGCGAACGCGGACAACCCGCATCTCGATACCGATCCGGAGGCGCACGCCGCATCCCTGAAAACGGCGCTTGACGCGAACACGGTCGGGTCGGGGCATGCGATTCCGGATACTGCGACGGGGTTCAAGTTGTACCCGACGGCCGCGGCCCGGGAGCTTGCGCATGGCATGAGTCCGGCGATACTGCGTCGCGCGTCGCGGGTGAAGGGCGTCACGTCGAAGATCATGCTTGGCACGAGTCCGGCGTGGAGCTTGAGCATGTGGCCCGCGTATTTCATGCAGGGCGCGATGGGTGGTGCGTTGACGCCACTGTCGTGGGCGGAGGGTTCACGGTGGATAAAGAGCCTGTCGCCGGAGGAGGAGCGCACGTTTCGCGTCGTTACCGGCGTGGACAGCCCCGTCACGAGCTCGCATGGCGTGACGGGGGTTCACAATACGAGCCCACCGGGGCAGCTCGCTGACGGTCTCGCGCTGTATCGCTCGTCACCGATCGGGCGGCTGCTGGCCGGGAAAAGCCCGCTGGAGGCGAACATGCGCTTCGAGCGGATGGCGCGCGTCGGGAGTCGCCGCGCCGTTGCGTACAAGGGCGTGAAGAAGATCGCGGTCCGCAAGATGATCGCCGACAGCCAAGGGTTGATGCGTTCGCAGGACAGGGTTGCGCAGGCAATGAAACGCATGAGTTTGCTGGGCAAGGTGCCGCCGGAGAAGTACATGCGTCAGGCGCTCGCTGATCAGCCCGCGATGGAGCAGATGGTTGCCCACGTCCATAACGTCCTGGGTGACTTTCACCACATGAGCCGGATGGAGCGCTCCACGTTCAACCAGGTCGGCATGTTCTACCCGTGGCTGCGCTACAGCCTGAAGACGGCGTTTCATGTGCTGCCCGCGAAACACCCGCTGCTCGCGGCGTTGGGCACGTATCTGGGGACGCTGGGTGAGCAGGACCTGACCGATCTGTTGGGCACACAGCCCGCCCTGGGCACGGTGTACGTCGGGCCGCAGCAGCCGAACACCGATCCGGCTGACCGCGAGTTCAATCAGGTCAGTTTGCATTCGGTGAACCCGCTGATGAACTCCGTGATGGACGTTATCGCGGCGTCGAATCAGTCCCGCGCGATGGGCGTCCTCCCACCATATTTGACGACGGCGCTGGACTACCTGTACGGCGTTGACTCATTCACCGGGCAGCCGTTGAAGGACACGACCGGCGTTGCCTACGCGAACGGCAAGAAGCCGAACATCCTCCAGTTCGGTGTTGGGCAGACCGCGACAGCGTTCGCACCTGTCCGTGCCATCAACGCCGCTGTCACGGGCGGTAAGCCGCAGTCCGCTGACTCCGTTCCGTTCCTCGGAATGCAGCATCCGATTACGACCGCGAAGGCGCAGGCCACGCCACGCCAGGCGGCCGTTCCTGCGGCCCTCGACGCGCTGCTGCCGTTCCTGCCCAAGCCAGCGTCGAGTCTCTCCAGTCAGATCGCCTACAACGCCAAGCAGGCCGGTGGCGCGTTCCCGCACGCCGTCGGCGCTAGCTCGAGCGGCGCGTTTCCGACCGCCGTCGGCCGCGGCTCCTCGAGCTTCCCGAAGGCGCGGCGGTGATCGTGGCGATCCCGTACAGCCCGACGAACCCGGGGCAGCAGATCGCAGGCAAGGTCTCATGGTTCGGCGGCCCGAACGACTCGTCCGACAGCGGGCATACGGCGAGTGGTGCGACGACGGCGGAGCCCGGGATCGCGGTCTACAACCGCGCGACCCTTGGCGGGTACTGGGAGGTCACCGACAAGCGGTCCGGCAAGAGCGCGGTGTTGAAGCAAACGGATTTGGGGCCATCACCGTCGACGGGCCGCGCGATCGACGTGACGTACAGTGCGATCCCGCAGTTCGGGTACACGCAGCAGAACTTCCCGACCGACAGCGAGTTCACCGCGAAGTACCTGGGCAGGTCGCCGTCGCGGGCGGTGTCGCATGCCGGGCCGGTGATGAGCGCGACGGATGCCGCGATCGGCCATGCGACCGCGGCCGCAGCTGTCCCGGCGAGCTCGGCGACGAGCGGGACGCCTCAGACCGCCGCACCCGTCGCGCCGGCGGATGATACGGCGGCGATCTTGAGTCGGCTGCTCGGGTCGAGCTCGAGCGCATGGGACATCGGGCAGCCCAAGGTCGCGGCCCTGTCAGGGTTCGATCCGGCGAGCTCGCTACGGGCGGCCGGCCTGTTCACCACGCCGGCCGCGACCGACGCGTCCCCTATCGCGGCCGCGACGCAGCCCGCATCGCCGGCGACGTCGCCCGGGACGCGTCCCGCGTCGACCGCAGCGGGACCCGTGTCGCAGGCCTCGAGCTCGCCGGGACGCCTCGCGACCGGGCAGGCCGCCGCTGCCGGACTCTCGCAGCTGCGGGCGCCCGGCCGGCCGCCACCGGCGCCGCAGACGTTCCTGCACGCCGCCCAGCAGGCCAGGACGCTGCCGGTGAGTGTGCAGGCCCACCTGTACGAGGGGATCCCGGCGAAGCTGAAGGCCGGGCTCGCGCTCGCCAGTGATCAGCAGCTCGCGAAGTTCGGGTACATGCGTGAGCCCGGCGGCGACATCGTGCAGCGCCCCGGCGGCCCCGTAAAAACGGTGCCTGTCGCGAGGACGCGTCCCGCGGGCCCCGTTCGGTTGGCGGGCCCGCTCAATCAGGGGATCATCAAATAGGGAGGTGTGGCTGATGGCTGCGCAAGGGAACTTTGCGGCGCTCGCCGCCGCGTTGGCGGGCAAGCAGGGTGGTGGTGCCTCGAAGAAGAAGCCGGGGTACGGTCCGCCGCCGCCACCGGTGCCGGCGAAGTAGATGGCGGCCGCTCGCCGCCACGACTACACCGCGGAGGAGATCACGACCGGTCTGCTGGCCGTCATCGCGTGGGCTGGCAACCATGCCGCCGCTGAGCGGGATCTCGCGGAGCGTGGCGTTCACGTCGACGCGCACACGCTGATGGGGTGGACGCGGACCACGCACTTCGCCGAGTTTCAGCGCCTGAGGGATGAGCATGCGCCGCAGATCGAGGCGCAGCTCGCACATCAGTTTCGCGATGTTGCGGCGAAGGCCGTTGCGGTGCAGATGAAGGCCCTTGAGCGGGCAGAGGAGCGCCTGGACAAGAATCTGGATGACGAGCCGGCGCGGACGGCGTCGTTCGCAGCGAGGGCGGGGCAGACCGCGGTTGACAAGCTGATGACGTTGACGAACCGGCCGCAGCAGATCACTGAGAAGCGCGACATCAACGAGGTGCTGCGGTCGCTGGCGGCGCAGAAGATCATCGTGGCGCTGCCGAACGGCAGCGACGACCAGGCTCAGCCGCCGCAGGGCGCGTAGAACCACCGCTCGAGCTGGGACGCGTCCCGGCCGTCGCCGAGCCGTCCCGCCGGCCAGGCGTCCCGTCCCGTCTCGCCGCGGCGGGCGCGGGGACACAATGAATTGCTGTTCGAGAGGAGACCTGTGGAAGGCACCGGCACCAGCGTCGCCCTGCTGGGCTTGAAGGTCGAGCGTCTCGAGCGTGACGTTGAGGATCTCCAGAAGAACTCGGCGACGGCCGCAACGGTCACCGCGCTGCGCAGCGAGATGGATGATCTCCGCGACGACATGAAGTCGCTTCGCAACGCCCTGTACGCGTTCGCGCTGGGTGTGCCTGGGGCGGCGATCATTGCCGTTGGCGGCTACCTGCTTGGAGGGCCCCACCACTGATGCTTGCCCAGTCGAAGACACGAGTTGTTGCCGTGTCAGTTGCTGCGATCCTGATCGTGATCGCCGCGATGTTCTATCTCGGGTCGCGCGTTGGCCAGAACGCCGTGCAGGCCGAGAGCAACGCGGCGCAGACGCAGCTGATCAAGGACCTGAGGATCCAGGGCTGCGTGGACCAGGACGACCGGCGAACCAAAACGCTCGCTGATGCGAGGCGCGCCCTGTCGCTGATGGCGCCGTCAGCGCGCGCCCGGTCACCGCAGGCCGCGGCGTTCGTTGTCCTCGTCGTGAACGATCTGGCGCCGTACCGCAACTGCACCACGATCAACGACCAGCCGCACATGCCGGTCATCGGCTCGACCGGCGGCACCGGGCCGACGGGTGTCGTCGGCCCAACTTTCCCGTAGCTCCCGCGCCCCCCGGGGCGCTTCACCACGTCCCGAAAGGACCACATATGAGTCCCCCCGCCACATCGGGTGTCAGCCCGAAGACGCTGGCGGCCGGCTTCGCGCCGACCGTCGGTGGCCTCACTGTCGCGCTCGTCAACTTCGCGATCACCGGCCATTTCGACTCGACGTCGATCGCGGCCCTGATCGCCGGATCCGGCGGCGGCCTGGTCAGCACGATCGCGGCGTACCTCGCGAAGCCCGGCCCGCTGCGAGAGGCAATCGTCGACGCTTCGGCGGCCGCGCACGCCGACCCGCGTCTCGTTGCCCGCATCGAGGCTGCCGTCAAGGCGGAGGTTGCGAAGCTGCCGGCGAGCGTCGAGCCGATCGAGCGGGCCGTGGAGGGTGACCTCGTCGACCCGATCCTGCGGTCGTTCCCGGAAACGGTGCCCGATTCGCCGGTCGGTGACGCCGGTGTCGTGCATGTCCCGGCCGCGGATCCGCGGGATGCGCAGATCCAGGCGCTTCGCGCGCAGCTCGCGGCCGCGCAGGCATCCGCGGCGCCACCGGTCGGGCCGGTCACCGCACTGCCCGGTCAGGGGGCGTGACGTGGCGTCTGTGAGTGGTCTCTCAGAGCCGCACCGCGTCATCGCTCGCGACCGGGCGGTGCAGGCCGCGATCCTGGGCCTGCACAACGGGCCCGCAATGCACTACACCGAGGGCCCGCAGCGGTGGCAGGGAATCGCCGATCATCTCGACGCGAGGCTCGGTCATTTCCCGGACTTCTGCGACTGCTCAGCGTTCGCGTCGTGGTGCCTGTGGAACGGCCTGCATCTCGGGTTCGGGCTCGGCGACCTGGTGAACGACGCCAACTGGACGGGCGGCTACACCGGGACGATGCTCGAGCACGGCAAGCAGGTCCACTTGATGGCTGATGTTCAGAAGGCCGACTGCGTCATCTACGGCACCGGGTTCCCCGGTCATCACACCGCGATCGTCGCTGGCCGCCGCGCCACCGACGGCCGGATCATGGTCATTTCGCAGGGCTCGGAAAACGGGCCGAACTACCTCGCATACAACGAGATGGGCCAGAACATCATGCAGGTCAGGAGGTACATCTGATGTGGGTTGTGATCGTCCGCTCATGGGAGAAGGGCACGCAGGCAACGGCGGCGTACGTGACGGCCACGTATTTCGGGCCGTTCGAGTCGGAGGGCGCCGCGGACGCGTGGGTGCCGACGTGCCCGGAGGGCCAGCAGATGCTGGCGGTGCGCGCGCCGCTGACGCCCCCGGTGGTGCCGCGGAAGGTCGCGGTGCTCGAGCCGCCGCCCGGGTAGTTCTGTCCGCTGAGCCGGGTAGCGTTCCGGTCGCGTTGCTCCTGTCGTTTTCGAGGGCCGCCCCGGACAGGGCGGCCCTCACTCGTTCTACGGCTTCAGCTCGCCGCCATGCCCGGAGCAGGCGCCGGGCCGCCCACCGGACTGGCTCCAGAGGCCGTCGGCGCACTCGACGGGGTAGCCGGTGCCGCTTGCAAAGCTCGGGATGCATGCGTGGGTGTCGCAGAACCCGACCGGCGCGACCACGGATGGCGCGACCACCGGCGCGGGCGGCGGCGTCACGGGGAGCGGCGTGCAGCTCGCGGCACGCTGGCCCAGGTACACGTGGCGGGCGTCGCGGGCCACCGTGATGCGGTCGACGCAGATCACGCCGCTGGCGTAGTCGTACTGCACGAGGCACGCGACGTGCAGCGGGTCGGGGTGCTTGCAGTCGAAGACGCCTTTGGCGGTCGCGTCGTTCACGTCGACGCGGGACGCGACGAACGTGTCGGCGAAGCCCTGCGCCTGGGCGTGGCCGAACTTGACGGTCAACGGCCGGAGCTTCCCGTGCGCGGCCGCCGGGCTCGCAGCCGCGAGTATGGCGATGATCGTGGCGGCTGCGAGCTGGCTTCTACGCATCGTTTCGGCTCCTGGGGCGTTGTATGTTCATGTCCGTGCGCGTCGCTACGTTGCTCCCGGTGGACCAGCTGGAGCTGACGCACTCAACCCTTTCGCTCGTCGCGACCGAGGCGGTTGCCGCGGCGCCCGATCGGCGGCTTGAGGTCGCGAGGGATGCGGCGGCGCTCGAGGTTGTGCGCGGGTACGAGCTGGCGCTCATTTGCCTGTGCTGCGACGACGTTGAGGAGCTGGCCTGGTATCGGGAGCGTCTTCGGGATGCCCGGATCGCTGCTGGGCTCGGTCCTGTAGAGCTTGCGCCTCCCGCTGCCGCGCGTCGCGTTTCGCGTCTTTAGCGGCGCGTCCCTCGCGTTGCGCGAGCGCTATCGGGTATTCGTAGAACACGTCGGGTTCGACGCCTAGCGCGGTGGCGAGCGCTTCGATGATCTCGGCTTTCGTGACGCGGCCGAGTTCTTCTTCGAGCGCCTGAATCGTTTTTTCGCCGACGTAGACCTGTCCGGGGCCGACGGTTAGGCGCGATAGGTGGGAGCGGCTCATTGGGCCGCGCAGCTCGCGCAGGACCTCGTGCATCAGGCGCGGCCGCGGCATCCCATGGATGCAACTAGTTGCGCAACGATTTGACAAACCCTGATTCGTGGCGATACGATTCGTATCACGATGAAACGGGTCACCCGCCTGAAGCTCGCGATCGTTGCCTCCGGGCGGCCGCAGAAGGACATCGCCGCCGAGCTCGGCATTCAGGAGTCGACGCTGTCGCGTTTCGCGAACGGCCTTCACGTGCCGGTCGACCAGCGCGCCGCGATCGCCGTCGCCCTCGGAACGACCGAAGCGGACCTCTTCGATGAGTCGAAGGTCGTTGCCTGATGCGTGGTCTTACCGTCCATCACCGCAGTGTGCACCCATCGAGTCGCGCGTTGTGTGCGACCGGACACATAGGACGTAAGCAAAACCGGGCGGCGTCGTGAGGACCGCGGCCGTGACGTGCGCGACCTGCGGCCACAGCGACCTTGAGCACGCCGCAACATCGTCGATCCTCCGCAACGCTGCGTCCAGGTGGATGCTTCGCGATGAGGAGTGGTTCTGCCCGGAATGCCGGGAAGCGATCCTGGTTGCCGATCATCTCGCGCCGTGGGCGGCGTGGGATGAGATCGAGGACCACGCCACATGACCGCGACCGCCGTTGCCGGGGTGTGCCCGCACTGCCTGCGGTATCTCTGCCGTGTCGGCGAGCACCCAGAGTGCTCCCCAGCCCGGACACGGCACCCGCAGCGCCGCAACGGCTATGTCGATGCGACCCCGATCCTCGAGCACTTCGGGGCGCTCCACCCGATCGCCCATGGCGCGGCAAGCGACCGGTACCGCGAACTCACCAAGGGTGAGCAGCGAATCATTGGCCGCGCCCGCGACGACGGCCAGATCCGGTTGCGGCTCGCGGACGAGATCCTGACCCGGATCGGTGACGTTCACCTCCTGTCGATCTGGTGGGGTGACGCGTGAGCATCCTGCTCGCCACGCTCCTGGTTCTCGCCACGATCGGCTTTCTCAGCCTGCTCGGCGCGATCGTGTTTCTCGTCGCGGTCATCATCACCGACCAGCCACCGCTGCACCAGCCCGCTGATGATGACTGGTCGCGGTCATGACGCCGCTTCTCGCCGCGCCCCTCGCAGTGTGGGCGCTCCTCATCATCCTGACGCTCCTCGAGCCCAGGCGTCACCGATGACGCATCAGCAAATTGAGGATGAGGCGCGCCACGACTGGATTCGTGAACGCCCCTCCCTCGTCGACATCGGTGACGCGTACGACCCGCTGTGCGACGGCGACACCGACGGTCGCCCCAACCCCGGCCGCGGCGACGCCTACCCCGCAGACGCCGCCAAGGCCCGCGCATGAGTCACACCCTTGGACCCGACGGCAATCGTGGCGTCAGCTGGGGCCGCGGCTCCCGCGGGCCCGCGATCACGATCCACGCGGAGGCCGCGCACCGCGCCGGCGCCGAAAGGTTCCTGCGCGACTTGAACGCCGTCGTAACCAACATGACAACCGCAGACGTTGGGCTGGCGAAGCTCGCCGTTCTCGACGGGCCCACCCCATCGTTTCTCATCGTAACCCTCGCGTGCACGCCGTGAACCGGGGCCGCCAGCCAGCGGGCCGCCGCGGCACCCAACACGCCGGCTTCGGCGTGTGGCGCTGCCAATGGGATGGCTGCCCGCACAGCGCGACCAGCTGGATTCGCCGCGGCGAAGGGTCACCGTACCTGTCGTTATGCACCGATCACACCAGTGTTTACCGTGACGCCACACTGGGCTACACCCCCCCCCTACGGTCAGCTAAACGCGTGAAACTCAATGCGTAACCCGCCGGCGTGGTACATCGACCATGAGAACCTGCACGCCCTGTGGCTGTGGCTCGAGGACCACGGCCACGAGCCCGACGTTGCGTGTTTCCTCGAGAAGCCGTGGCACTGGGAGCCGGAGTGGCTTCAGATGCGGGCCGAGCTCGCGCAGGACGCGGCATGAGCACGCAGACGCTTGCGCCCGCGGCCAGCTGGCCGCTGCGGATGGAGCCGTGGCCACATCAGGCCGCCGCGCTCGACTACCTCCTGAAGCGGCAGGGGACGATGCTCGCGATCGGGATGGGCGGCGGCAAAGGAGCGATCGCGATCGCCGCCGCTGAGCACCAGCTGGTGGCGCGGATGTTGGTGTTGTGCCCGAAGAACGTCGTCGGCGTGTGGCCCGACCAGCTCGAGCAGCACGCCGCCCGCACATGGCACGTGAGCCGCGGCCGCGTGCAGGGCGCGAGGGGACCGCTCACGAACCCGTCGGTCGCGAAACGCGCGGAGCAACTGCAACGCGACCTCCTGGACGCTGACCGGTTGTGCCGCCCGTTCTGCGCTGTCGTGAACCTCGAGGCGTCGCCCGCCCCGGCGATGGCCGCGACACTGCTTCAGATCCCGTGGGACCTGATCGTGGTGGATGAGAGTCACCGCATCAAGAGCGCCGGCGGCCAGCAGTCACGGTTCATTGGCCGACTATGCCAGCGCAACCGCGCGCGCGGCGCGAGGGTCCTTGAGCTGACGGGCACACCGATGCCGCACGGCGCCTTGGACCTGTACGCCCAGTACCGGGCCCTGGACCCCAGCATTTTCGGTACGTCGAACGCGGCGTTCAAAGCACGGTTCGGTCAGAAGCGCATGATGCGCGACAAGGCGGGTGACCCGATCCTCGTTGGTGGAGAGCCGCTGTACCTGACTGGTCCGAACGGACAGGCGATCTACGAGGGCCTGCGCATGGATCGCGCGGAGGAGTTCTACCGTCTCGCCGGCCAGGTCATGTTTCAGGTCAGCCAGGAAGACCTGGACAAGGCACTCGGGCTTGCTGAGCCCGTCGACCTGTACCGCACGACCGACCTTGAACCTGCCGCCAGGCGCGTGTACAAGGACCTTCAGAAGCATCTGATTGCCGACCTCGAGTCGGGGGTCGTGACGGCGGCGAACGCCATGGTCAACATCCTGCGGTTGGCGCAGGTCACGAACGGGTTCGCCGTCGACGCGCAGACCGGGGTGCAGCATCAGCTCGCCGACCCCCCCGAGAAGACCAAGCTGCTCGCAGACGTCATCGAGGACCTCGAGCGGCGTGAGCCGATCGTGGTGTTCTGCCGCTTCCACCACGACCTCGACCAGGTCATGGCTGTGTGCGTGCAGCAGGGCCGCCGCTACGGCGAACTGTCAGGCCGTGACCGCGGCGGCCTGACGGACCGCTCAACGATGCGTGACGACATTGACGTCCTCGCCGTCCAGGTCCAGGCCGGCGGCGTCGGCATTGACCTGACCCGCGCCCGGTACGGCATCTACTTCTCGCTCGGCTTCGCGCTGGCCGACTACCTCCAGTCACGCAAGCGCCTTCACCGCCCCGGCCAGTCCCGCCACGTCACCTACATCCACCTTCTCGCGAACGACACCGTCGACGTCGCGATCTACCAGGCACTGCACCGACGTCGCGACATCGTGAACACCGTCCTCAGCCACCTGAAAGGCCAGCCGTGAACGACACCGTCACCGCAACCGACATCCCCTGGGACGGTGACCCGGGCCCCGAGCCCGGCACCGTCCTCGACCGCTTCGTGACCGCCAAAGCCCGCAAAACCGATCTTGAGCGGGAGCTGCGCCTCATCAAGGATGAGCTCAGCCCGCTCGAGGAGCAGCTCCTCGAGCTGTTCACCCAGGAGGGTGTCAGCGGGAAGCGGCACGCCCAGAGCGGCAAGCTCGTGTCGATCACGCGCCAGATCTGGGCTCGCGCCGCGAACGGTGACAAGGACGCCGCCGCCGCCGCGCTCGAGAACGTGCCGGGCCTCGCGGCTTTCGTGCAGAAGGGCTTCAACGTCCAGTCGCTGTCCGCGCACTTCCGGGAGCTCGCGCGCAACCACCTCGAAGAAACCGGTGAGCCCGCGCCGCTCGACCAGCTCCTCCCAACCCCGCTTCACGGGCTCATTGAGCTCACCGAAGATCACACCCTCAGCGTCCGCTCCTAACCCGAGCCGACACCGAAAGGACCCACACCCCATGGCACCCACCAGTACGGCGCTCGCTGCGCCGATCCCACCGGGCGGCTTTCTCGCCCTCAACCATGAGCCCGACCAAGTTCAGGCCGTTGTGCAGGCCAACTTTGGCGGCCAGGAAATCAGTCCGTTTGACCTGCCGCGCGTCAAGATCCCCGGGTCGGGCGGCCGGACGTGGGAGATGCCCACCATTGAGGGCACGATCCCGCTGAAGGAAATCAGTGGGATCGTCGTTCACTTCAAGCTCGTTCGCGGCTACTGGCCCGGCGAGTTCAAGGGCTCAGAGCCGCCGCAATGCTCAAGCGACGACAACCGCGTCGGCGTCGGCGACCCGGGCGGCGAGTGCGCGAGCTGCCCGCTCGCCCAGTTCGGGACCGACAAAGCCGGCCGCGGCCAGGCATGCAAGCAGATGGAGCAGTGGTTTCTCCTCACCCCCGATCAGCTGCTGCCGATCGTACTGTCGCTGCCGCCGCAGTCGCTCGCACCCGCGAAGAAGTACCGCCTGAACCTCGCGTCGGCGATGCTTCGCCTCGACCAGGTCGTCACGACGCTGACGCTCGACACCGACACGAACCCCGACGGCGTGAAGTACGCGTTCGCTGTCCCCACTCTCAGCGGCCGCCTCGACCCCGGTGAGGCCGCGAAGGCCCTGGAGTACACCAGCATGTTGCGTCCCATCCTCGAGCGGATGCCGGCCGTCAACGACGTTGACCAGCCCCGCGACACGGTGGAGGCCACGTCATGAGCACCGAGACCCAGCCCGCGGCGGAGAAGACGACGAGCTACTACGTGTACACCGTCGACCCCGCGAACGGTGTCCTCACCCCGGTCGGTGAGCCGCACCAGGCGACGCCGGCGACGAACGATCTTGCCGCGATCAAGAAGGTCGTCGGTGACCAGGTCGGCGTGTTCGCCGGCATCCCCGTCCGGAACGTCAACTACCGCACCCGCGCGATCGAGACCGTGCCCAAGGAGAAGTGGTCATGACCCCCGAGGCCGCAGCCGACCGCATCGCCGATGCCAAGGACCGGGTCTTGCGCTGGATCGTGGCGCAACTCGCACCGTACATCAACGAGCTGCGGCCGACCGGCGCAACGATCAGCAACTGCACGATCCAGGGCTCACCCGGAGGTGGCCCGGCCATCACCATCGTCGACAGCGAGCTGCGCATCCCCGCCCGCGCATACGTAACCGGCAGCTGAGAAGCGCAGCAGCACGCTGTCTTCAATTTCTTGCAACCAGCGAAGGAGCGAACATGAAGGCACAGCACCCCTACCGGCAGGGCGACATCCTGCTCATTCCAATCACCGCGATGCCCCGCAACCTCAAGCCCATCGACCGCGTCAACGGGCGCATCATTCTCGCCGAGGGAGAGGTCACCGGGCACCACCACGCCATCGCCGACGACGCCGCAACCCTGTTCTGCTCGGCCGACCTGAGCGAGATGGCCGACCGGTTCCTCCAGGTCGACGCGGAAGTCGCGATCCGGCACGAGGAGCATGACACCGTCACCCTCCCCGCCGGCGGCTACATCCTGCGGCGTCAGCGCGAGTACACGGCCGCCGCGCCGCGCCGCGTCGCCGACTGAGGCACCAAGGCGGCGAGTTACCGCGGGCCGTCGTCAACGACGGCCCGCGGTACCCGCGCCCCCCACCACCCTTTGCGATCAGCCGTGACAGAGGAGATCTTTCTGATGACAGTGACACGCATCAATGTGCTCGCCGACGGTGAGCGCGCCAGAATGGATGAATGGGCGGACCGCTGGATCGATATCGGTCTGCGCACGGGAGACGCTGATCGCCAGAAGTTCGAGGCCGCTGTGCAGGACTGCTACCGGTTCGCCGGGATCGAGTGGCCCGCAGTCGTGGTGTGGGTCTCATCACCGATGGTGATGGCCCTTGCTGCGCCGGCCGCGGCCGTCGCGATCGAGCTGATCGAAGCCACGCAGAGACACCAGCGACCCCACACGGGCGACGCGGTGAGCGGCGCGGTGAGCGGCGCGGTGAGCGGCGCGGTGGACGGCGCGGTGGGCGACGCGGTGAGCGGCGCGGTGGACGGCGCGGTGAGCGACACGGTGGACGGCGCGGTGGGCGGCGCGGTGGACGGCGCGGTGAGCGACGCGGTGGACGGCGCGGTGGGCGGCGCGGTGGGCGGCGCGGTGCGCGGCGCGGTGGACGG